CACTTAGATTACGAATCATTGCTGCACCACGCGCGTTACGACCATTAGGGTTACGCTTACCAGCCATATCGCTCATAACGACGACAGCCGAGCCGACATTCACAGACACCAAAGAAGTAACCATTCCAGCGTTGCGTTTAGAGCTTGCCCGATAAACGATTCGAACATCGCCAGGTTTCTTGCCTGACATCGGCTGCCAACCTAGACGACCTCGGTTGTTCATACCTGACAACGGCGCAATAGTCGGAATAGCCGACTTGACTTTATTTTTGACTGGCTCAGCAACTTGTTTGATGTCACGAATCAAACGCTTTTTTATCTCAGGCGAGATTTTCATAAGCTCACGCTGTAACTTTGCAACATCCGTTGCCACAATCGTTTTGCTCATACAACAAGTTTAGTCTGGGCTATTTTGTGCGCGTAACGCCATCATCATCGTGTAAAGCATACGATCAGACTCTTGCAACAAAACACTAGGCGCAATACCGGTCGCAACCGATAGCGAAGCGATAAACCAATGCTCGCTAGTGTCGCCTAGTGCTACGAAACTTTTGGGCCTTCGATAAACTCCACAAAAGCGACAGAGTTTAGCCAGGTGTCAAAGTCGGCAGTCGTCACGGCAAGACGAACCTGTGCGCGATAAGCCAAGAAACAGAGGTGTTCGTATGTTTCTAACTTGTCGAGCGAAATCTCAAACTTGCGCTCGAACGCGATGATGTCTGGTGCTGCGACCTGAATGGTTGCTGAAGTGCCGTCTGCTAAATCTATGCGTAGTGTTGGGCGCATCTTAGGCTGTGGCTCTCGTCACGGTTCCAGAGATAGGCCACGAAACAGACACAGTGCTTAGGTCGCCGATTTGACCGTTCACGCCGTAAGCGTTGATCAGAACGACAGCAGTATATGCCGGGTTCGAGCTACTGACAGCACTGGACAGTGGACTGATTACCAAAGTTCCGAGAGTTCCCAGCAACGGCCAAATAGTCGCGTCAACGGCAGCTGCGCCGAAGTCCTGGTTGAATTGCAGGTTCACGGTTCCGGTCTTTAGACCAGCAACGCGCGAACGCCAGGTCGAACCGAAAGCAGTGGTTTCAACATCGCCAACCTCAAACTGAATCTCGGTCTGAGTTAGGTAAGCCGAAAGGTTAGTTCCGTTGAGAGTAGTTTTGAAATCTTGCGCTACGAAAACAGCCACAATAATCCTTTGTTAGAGAGCGAACACTTGAACCGAAAACTCGGCACTTAAATAGTTTATCTCACCTATGACAACGCTTCCGTAAGCGTCAAGTGAAACCATTGTTGAATCGGCTGCGACACCGCCCAAAGTTCTGTCGTTCTCCAAAGCATTCAACACCGAATAAGTGCCATCCGAAGCAACATACTGATCGAGAGTGTTCTGAGCTGAGCGTTCCGACGCACGACCAACAACGACAGTGATTTTGAAAAGATACTCGGTGAGTCCGCGAGCAAACGACTTCTGATAGTTGATTTTATCTAGGTTTATCATTGCCAACGGCGGATTCACTTGCTCAGGCAAAATAGGCACGACACGCAAACCTGGAATAGTTTTCAGGTTAGCCGCCAACCCTTCACGAAGGGCTTTTACAGTAACAGCCATTAGCCGTTGATTCGCATCTGACGGAATGGGTCAATGAGCTGGGCAACATCGCCGTCAATCGCACGACCAACACGCATAATCCCAATGTCCGACACACCGGCAATACCCAGCGGCGATTCCAAACGCTTGAACAAACGCGAAGCCTGGATAACAGTTGCGTGTTTGATAGGCTCAGGAACCGCGTTCCAACCCCAACGCCCTGTAACCCTGATAAGGCTGTTCTGACCGAAGTATGGGAACAAGTAGTGACCTGTCGCCAAAATCTGCGTGTAAGGGCTGTAATAGCCGTTAGCGAGGTTGTTTTTCGGGCTTAGTTCATAGTCTGGGTAATCGCCTGAGTTAGTCCAGTTGATGTCGTATTGATTTTTCATATTGCTCGAAGTGTCCAATGAAGTGAATTCAACAAGGTCGTCGATGAAAACATAATACGGATCAGAAGTTGTGAAGTAACGCTGCTCGCTTGTGGTCGCACCCTTGTAAAAGAAACGGTTGCAATACTGGTCGATAAGACGGCTTGCCGAGTTGATAGACATCTCTAGCATCGCGTCGTCAATGGTGTCGGTAATTCGCAAAGCCGTTTTGACATCGGCTAGGGAACAATACGCATTAGTTAGGGCCACAAAAAACTCCTGAAGTTGATAAGCCTATTTTACCGCACCAAGCAAACGCCCTAGAACGGGCTGCCACGACTCTTTGAACACTTTAGCGCTGTCATACTCCGCAGCCTTGCTAATGGCCTTCTGTGACCTGCCCTTGCCCTTCTGGTAGGCATCCTCTAACGCGTTGACAATCTCGACAACGAACGGCGTATTGAACCAAGCCTTCTGTGGCGCATCCCACAACGGTTGCCCATTGACCAACCAAGAATCTTCCGAAACAAGCTCGGCAGACGCAGCAAAGTTCGACGCAATAACTCTCGTGCCACACGCCTGCGCTTCAATCGTCGCAAGTCCAAAACCTTCGCCCAGAGAAGTTGCCAGGAGAACATCCATACCGGTATAAAGCCCTGCGAGAGTTTGCTGGTCGATTCCGTAACGGTAAGCAATCGGATCAACAAACGAAACTTTATGCTGCGGCAAACCACACGCCTTCATCAAGTCAAACAAGTTCACTCCACCAAACACACCAAACGGTTCGGAATGAATGTAAAGCAAAACGTCATCGTGCTTTTGCGCGAAAATCGAGAACGCCAGAATGTTCGCATCCCACGCCTTACGCATAGGATAAACGCCCTTATTCGCCGCGTTCATACCAACAACAAACTTATCCTTCGACTGGAGATGTTCCTCGACAGTCACGCCTTCAGGTAACACCAAAGTCGGCTTGAAAACCTTTTTAGTGTCGATACCGTGCGGAACATACTCAGCTTCAATACCTGCGCGAGCCATCTCGTCACGACCAAACTTCGACATCGCAATAGGTGTCACATTAGGTTTTTTCAACCACTTGCCAACCTTTTCAGGAATCGGTGAATGGTCAATCGGAACCCACGAACCAATGCGCTCAATCTTGTCGTAACCCGCACCCTCAAACACCCAAGCGTCGTAAAGGGTTATCAAACACGACGGCAAACCAGGATTAGCGTTTGCCCAATGTTGCGAATGCATCGGGATAACTTCGTTCGAATAGAGATCGGCACCGCGTTGATAATGCGGGATAGGGCCAGCAGGTGAATCCCAAACAGTGTTCGCACCTTCGAGGCCGTAGTTTGAGAGCGAAGCAACTTTGTAACCTGCGCGTTTAGCGTGAGTTAGAAACTGAGCCGTCTGTGTGCCGTAACCGGTGTTCGCTGTCGGGCTGTTCGAAGCCCACGAAATAACGCCGTTCATAAAATCCTCTCGTTTCATTTATGGTAGCAAAAAACCCCGACGGCTTGGGGGATACCATCGGGGCTTTGCGCTCAACAGTGAGCAGTTGCGGAGAGCAACAAGAAAAGTAAAACACACGAATAAGTTTTTGTCAAAAGAAAACCCCCACCAGACTACGCGACTGGCAGGGGCTTTCAGTTTGAAACAGACTAGCTTGCGCCACCCTTGAAGAACTTGATGTGCGAGGTCTGTGGCAGGTTGCCGTCAACACGGAACGTGAAACGGAACGTGGTTAGGTCAGAACCGAACGCATAGTCGTCTGAACGGTCGAGGCGAACGCCACCGACTGAACGAACATAGTATGCTGACAGGTCGCCGGCGATGATGCTCTTAGCACCAAGACCTGGGTCTGCCATTGCTGGGTTCTCGAAGACCTGGTAGCCACCGATTAGGTCGCGCTTTTCTGCCGATAGTGCTGGATCGAAAAGGTAACGGCCGTAAGAGTCCTTGAGCTTGCGAACAGCAGCAATCGACTTTGCGTTCATCTGAAGACCAAAGGTGTTCTTTTGACGAAGTGCACCGTCAAGGCTGTAGATCAAGTCAAAGATGTTGTCGGCAGTGAAAGCACCGGTTCCACCAGTTGCACCAGTGATACCCGAGCCAGCAGCGGTAACTACACCCGTTGGTTGCACGGTTCCGGTTCCAACGGTCAAAGCAGACGAAACCGCATAGCCCAACGCATTACCAACTTCGGTAGCGATGAATGACATAAGGTCAACGCCAGAGTCTTCCATAAGTTCACGAGCAACCGAGATAAGACCCGAATACTTGTAAGCCGAAAGCGTGGTGAACGAGTTGAAAACAGGAGCCGCATCGTCAATAGATGCACCAGGTGCTTTGACAGTTGCAGCCGAGTAGCTTCCCAACGAAGGAATCTGAAGTGGCTCACCAGACGCAGTGTTCAAGACGGTTGAAGTCTGAAGCATTGGGCCAGTTAGGCGAGCAAGCTCGATAACTTTCTGGAAGAAGCTAGTGGGCACAGGCGAGCCCGTGCTCGAGGGCGTTAGAGCTGCACGAAACTCGTGTCCTCCGCCATTGACCATCGAGCGAAGAATCTGCTCGTCGGTGTTCTTGACCTCTGGAGTGGTTACGCGAGTCTGTGCGGCAACAGCAGCTGCACGGTCTTCGCGCTCGGCGCGGCTACGAGCCTCGTCGATAAATTCGGCTTTCTTGTCAAGGTCAGCAGAGATAGCCTGGTAT